CCATCGAGCGCATTGACTCCGCTGCGACGGGCCAGGCGCTAGGACAGCGCACCGGCTGGCGGTCGATTGATCACAAACTCGGCGGATGGCACAAAGGGGATTTGACGATCATCGCCGGCCGTCCGGGCATGGGTAAGTCGGTTTTCGGGCTGAACGCCGCCGAACAAGCGGCACGGATGGGCGCCAGGGTCGGGCTTATCAGCACCGAGATGGATGCGGTCAGCCTTGGGATGCGCCTAGCGGCCTCGAGCGCCGGGTTGTCTATCACCGACCTGCGTCGCGGCCAGCTGGATGAGAGCGGATGGTCGGCGCTGGCGGCGGCATCCAACCGGATCGCAAAGCTGCCCCTGAGAGTTCTGGAGGCGTCTGGGTGGTCAATGGGCCAAATTATCCGGCAGTGCCATGCGTGGAGCCGGTACGGGCTAGACCTGGTGGTGATTGATTATCTGCAGCGCACGCGGCCTGATATCAAAAGCGACCGGCAAGACCTGATGGTCGGCAAGATGGCGCAGGACTGCAAAACCATGGCGACGCAGCTCGAGATACCCGTGCTGCTGCTTTCCCAGCTTTCCCGAGGGCTAGAAACCCGTCAGGATAAGCGCCCGCAGCTGAGCGATCTTCGTGAGAGCGGCCAGATTGAGCAGGAAGCTGACAACGTGATCATGCTTTATCGCGATGCGGTTTATAATGATGCGGCCGCTGACGAGGATGGTGAGATACTGGTCGAAAAGCAGAGGCAAGGCCCGATAGGCGCAATCGAAATGCGCTGGGATGGCGCCCATGCGAAGTGGTCTGATGTAGCCTAGGAGTTGATGATGCACCACCTGGAAATCGAAGCGCGAGAAAAAGAGCTGTCGGTCAATGGCCGGCCCGCAGGCGTCGAGGAAATGCACGCCGACTACCAGCGGGAGCGCCGCAAGGCTGCCAGGGCTGAGGCGGCGATGGAGATTCTGCGCAACCGCAAAAGGCTAGACGACGCGGCCCATGAAAAGATCGCCGAGGACGCGCGGGCCGAGGCGAAGCGGTTAAACGAACACGTCGCAGATGACTACAACCAGCCGACCTATGCCGAGAACACTCGGGTGTCAGACTTTCACGCAGCGGATACCGTGAACCACCCAGCGCACTACACGCAGGGCGCCATCGAGTGCATTGAGGTGCTCGAGCAGCTGGCCAACGACGGGCATGACTTCCGCATTCTGAACGCGATCAAGTATCTTTGGCGTTATCGTGCCAAGGGCGGCAATGAGAGCCTGAAAAAGGCGATCTGGTATATCGAAAGGGTGCTCGAGGATGGCTGACGAAATCGATCACGCAAACGACTACGTTGAGCGCATGCGGGAGTACTTGGTGCAGCAGGCCAAGTCCAAGCCTATGCCCAAGGGCGAGCCAGGCGAATGCGACTGGTGTGGTTATCACTCTCCGCGCTTAGTCCGAGGCCATTGCGCCAAATGCAGGGATGAGCTTTGCCTAGATTGACCACAACTCACCAGAGGTGAATCAAATGCCCAGAGGGCGACCGAGATCAATCGAATCACCAGAGCAGTTCGACGCCTTAGTCGACGAATACGTAGAACAGTGCGAAGAAAAAGACGTACCTGTCACTCTGACAGGCATGATCTTGCACCTGGGCTTGAGCAGCAGGCAAAGCCTTGATCGATATCAGCAATATGACGGTTTTAGTGACTGCGTAAAAAGAGCCAAGCTGTATGTTGAGTTGGCCTACGAAATGAGGCTCAACGGCGATAAACCTACCGGCGCAATCTTTGCGCTGAAAAACTTAGGCTGGCGCGACCGCGTGGAGCAAGACCACACTAGCAGCGACGGCAGTCTTTCTGGGGTGAGCCGGGTCGAAATCGAGGTCATTGATGGAACTGCAGATCAAGGCGACTCGACCACAGTCTGATTTCCTGACAATGGACAAGCGGTATCGCTTGTTCCTATCGGGATACGGCGGCGGCAAGTCGGAGACGATGGTCGCTGCCGCCATGATTGATGCCTGCCGGGCGCCTTCGTCACTGGTGGCGCTTTACTGCCCAACCTATGACCTTGTCCGGTTGATTACTGCGCCCCGGCTACAGGCGAGGCTGACGGATCACGGCGTCGCGCATGTCTACAACAAAGCGGACAACGTCATCTACACGTCGTCGCCGGCCTGGGGCGACTTTTTGATGCGCACGTTGGACAACCCCGAGCGCATTGTTGGCTATGAATCCATGACCGCGCACGTCGATGAGCTCGACACGCTGCGGGCCGAACACGCCAAAGAAGCATGGAACCGCGTCATCGCTCGTAACCGACAGCAGATCAAGGGCTATGACGTGTTCAATCAGGCGTCCGCATACACAACGCCGGAGGGATTCAAGTTCGTCTACTGGCGTTGGGTCACGGCGGCGACCAGCGAGTACGGGATGGTGCAAGCGCCCTCATACAGCAACCCGTTCCTGCCGGAGGGCTATCTCAAAAGCCTGCGCGAGTCCTATCCGGCCGCCTTGGCGGATGCCTACATCGAGGGCCAGTTCGTCAACCTGACGACCGGTACGATATTCAGCAGCTTCGACCGTGAGCGGTGCGGCTCGGATGCGACTGCGCAAGATGGCGAGCTGCTGTTGGTCGGGGCGGACTTTAACGTCGGGCAAATGGCTGGTGTTGTTTACGTCAGGCGCGATGGTGATATGCACGCTGTTGACGAGGTCGTCGACGCATATGACACGCCCGATATGATCCGGGTTTTGCAGTCAAGGTATCCTGGGCATAAAATCGCGGTATATCCAGACGCCAGCGGCGGGAGTCGCAAAACAGTGAATGCGTCACAAAGCGATCTTGCCCTGCTAGAACAGGCCGGCTTTTCCGTGCGGGCGCCCAGGAAAAACCCGCCCGTCAGGGATCGGATTATCGCGGCGAATCGCGCGTTTGCGTCCGGCGCGGTCAAGGTGAATGCAAGGCGTTGCCCCGAGTTTGTCAGATGCTTGGAGCAGCACGCATACGATAAAAACGGCGAGCCTGACAAATCGTCTGGGCATGACCATCTGACCGATGCGGGGACTTATCCCATCGCGTATGAGATGCCTGTCAAAAAACCAACGGCGAATGTAGACTTCCAGTTCGCCCTATAGGAACAGCCATGCCAGTAGATACTCAGCATCCCGAATATCAAAAATACCTGCCGATGTGGGCGCGCACCCGTGACGCCGTCAAGGGCGCTGTCGCGGTCAAAGAGAAAAAGCATGAGTATCTGCCAGTGCCGGACAATAACTCCGGCGACGAGCGCAAGGGCACCGAGACGGTTCGGTATCGCCAGTACATCAAACGGGCCGTTTTCACCAACTTTACGGGACGAACCAAAAACGCGCTGGTCGGCGCCGCGTTCCGCAAAGGCCCAATCATGGAGCTGCCCGAGCAGCTCGAATACTTGCGCAACGACGCGACAGGCGATGGGCTTTCTCTGACGCAGATGGCAAAGGACGAGCTCTCCAACCTGCTGGAGACTGGCCGATCCGGTTTGCTGGTGGATTATCCGCAGGCTGATGAGAACCTGACCGCCGAAGAAGTCGAGATGATGGACTTGCGTGCGGCCATCGTGCCGTACACCGCCGAGATGATCACCAACTGGAAAACCGACACCATCCGGGGCCGGAAGATGCTGATCTCGGTGACGCTCGCGGAGGCTTACCTCGACCCAGAGGACGAGTTCGATCACACGACCAAGACTCAGTACCGCGTGCTGCGGCTGCGCCAGGATGGCTACACCCAGCAGCTTTATCGTGAAGGCGAGCCGTTCACCGATGAGTTTTATCCCAAGCAGGCCGATGGGTCGACGTGGGACTTCATTCCGTTTCAGTTCGTAGGGTCAAAGAACAACGACCCGACGATCGACGACGCGCCGCTTTCGGATATTGCGGATATCAACATGGCGCACTATCGCAACAGTGCCGACTACGAGGAGTCGTGTTTCCTGGTCGGTCAGCCGAGCCTGTTCATCACGCATTCGCTGTCGCCGGATCAGTTCCGTGATTACAACCCGCAAGGGATTAAGCTGGGCTCACGCGCGGGCCACGTGCTTGGCGAGAGCGGTTCGGCAACCCTGCTGCAGGCAAACCCGAATCAGCTGGTGCTGGAGGCGATGCGGCTCAAAGAGCAGCAGATGGTCATGATCGGTGCTCGGATCATTACCGACCGCACNGGCAACGAGACGGCNGAAGGCGCACGCATCCGGTTTGCGTCCGAGAACTCAGTGCTCGGCGACCTGGTCGGAAACCTGTCCGAGGCGATCGAGACCTGCATTCGATGGGTGGGCTTGTTTATGGGCGTCGACATCACGGACATGAAGTTCAAGATCAACGATGAGTTCTACGACAAGAGCGTCGACCCGCAGCTGGTGATGAGCATGATCCAGTTGCTCGACCGCCAGATCATCGGCGACCAGGACATCTTCGATCGGCTTAAGGCGGGCGGGATAATTGATCCTGAGCGCACCCTGGACGAGGTGAAAGAGGAGGCGGGTCTCAACAACCCGCTCGCGTAATGGTTAAGAAGGTCACGACCAAATCGGGCGCTAAGATTCCTGCGAAGTACGTTGCCGGCCTCACTGGGGAGCAGAGACGCAAGCGGCTGGCGCAGCTGGAGAAGATGCAGAAGGAAGGCAAGCTGATCGGCCCATTGGCTGGTGACAAGACGCCAAGCGGCAAAAAGCGCAAGACGCCTGAATCACCAGCGACCAAAGCATACAGGAGGCGGTTCGGTGGCAATAAGTGAGCGTGCCAAAAAGGCACTAAAAAAGAAGGCAAAGGAAGCCGACGCGCCATATGGTGCCCTCAAGCAGATTTACCAGAAGGGCATGGGTGCGGCGGTGACGTCAGGGCGCCGGCCGGGCGTGACTCCGCAGCAGTGGGCGATGGCTCGCGTCAACAGCGTGCTGACCGGCGGCAAGGCGCGATCGGTTGATGCTAAGCAATGGGAGGCGATCAAAAAGCATCGCTCCAAAGGCAAGAAATAATGGCCAAAGACCCGCGCATCGAAAAGTACAACCTTGAGGGCTTCAACAAGCCCAAGCGCACCCCAAACCACCCGGACAAGTCTCATGTCGTCCTGGCGAAAAAGGGTGACGAGGTAAAGCTCATTCGCTTTGGTCAGCAGGGCGTAAAGGGCTCGCCACCGCGAAAGGGCGAGAGCGAAGCGGACAAGGCACGTCGGCGCTCGTTCAAGGCCCGGCATGCTAAGAACATCGCCAAAGGCAAAATGTCGGCCGCGTACTGGTCGGACAAGGTGAAGTGGTGAATGTCGTCTAACGCTGGCTTGATCGACGCGGCCACCAGGCACCAGATATTCGTCCAGCGCTACGCCGCCGGGCGAGAGCAGGAGGCTGCTGAGTTCATCGAGCGGTTGATTCGGGAAGCGAATCGTCGGCTATCCGAGGACGTGACCGAGTTCACCCAAGCACGTCTGCAATCATTGATCGCCGACCTTCGCCTTTATTCGACTGGCCTATTTGAAGAAATGAGCGAGTCCGTAATCAGCGAGATGCGAGACTTTGTCGAATACGAGGCGGGCTTCACCGAACGCATGATCAACAACAACGTTCAGGCTACTGCCGCCGCGCCCAACGTGACGCAGCTGCAGTCCGCGATATTCACGTCTGTCATGGACTTGGAGCCGACACAGGGTTATCGGATCAGCGACGCGCTTTCGGTATTTGGTGAGAAAAAGGCACAGCAGATCGTCCAGGCCATACGCGACGGCGTGGCCATCGGTGACACCAACGAGCAGATCAGGCGCAACGTCAGCGACTTCGAGAAGCTGCAGAAGAACCAGTCTCGGTCGCTTGTGCGAACCATTATCAACCAC